GGTGGTACCGCTAACGATTAAGTTTTCACCAATTACCAGGTCACCATTAAAAAGGTTGCCTGAACCTTGGATATAGTACTGGTTTAAGTAATCTTTAAAACCAGAAAAAGTAATTTTTTTATTACGAAGGACCGGGTCCACCTCAAAGACGTGAACCAAGGTAAGCAGATCCGGCTCATCAATAGTCGTACCCGCTATCTCTGGAAATTCAGAAATCCTTCTATTGGTAGCCACCTATTTTAACCGTGCAGTCCTACGTTTTATTATAGGACCGCCAATTCACTTCATCTTAATTTCAATTCGAGGCAAAATATTTGTTGCAAAGTTCCAAGTGTATTGAATTCCTGTTACAATACCGCAAGAAAGCAAGATGATTAACAGGAGTTCGGCAACGGTTAGGTTACGCCGCACATAAACAACTTTTGGTTCCTGCTGGGGATATGACTGTTGTTGTGCTGCAACCATACGGACAGCACGTTCTTTAGCGATGGCTTTCATTTGTGCCAAGGTCTCAGGAGTGATCTGAGGTTGTTCAGGCATAAATTCAGGAGCTGGATTCGGCGGCACCGACTGACTTACTGGAACTTGCTCTTCCATGGTTGCAAAAACGTTTTCTACAGATTAGCATTTCAAAAAACAAAATGGCTGTGCAATACGGAATTCGTAAAGGTTTAGAAGATATAGCTTATGAGCTAAAGGGTATTCGTGACGTAATGCTGGCAATATGGCAGGTCAAGTACGGAGAGGTTGATGTTGATTGCTTAAATCCAGACGCTTATGCAGATGAATATATTTCTACTGAGGAGTGTGCCAGGAGACTGGGAGTGTCTGATCAAACGTTAAGAAACTGGATGTCAATTGGTAAAAAAGATCCGACCAAGGGATGGGTTGAAGGTCTTCATTACGTTAATGTGTCTCCAGTGAGAGGTAAAAAGGCTGTATTACGTGTCCCCTGGAATAACCTCGTCAGATCTTTTTCCAAAAATGAGGAGTTCAAGCCGTCAGATTATAGAAAAAAACGTAGCAATATGTATGAATTAAGAGGATTCCAGAAGCAAAGTTGATGTCCTATAGATTTAATGAAATCAATATTGACGTGATCAACAGTGAAAACTATAGGAGTCTGCTGCCCAAAACAATAGCAGATCAAGTTTCTGTTTTTCTCCCACCAAATGGTTCATTTGATGATGCATGCCTGTATAGATACCTGAAAAACTTAAAAGAATATGAAGAAGAGGATGAGCATTCAAGCATGACACTAGCAAATAGATTGCGTTTAGCATTTCAAGATATGAAACCGGATACAATCTGTGGTAAATTCCCCAATGTTGAACTGCCCATGAAAAGAAGGCTGCGCTGTGTTGCCGAATATTTGATCAGAGCCGGAGAATTTGATAAAGTGCGAGATGGAAATGGTAAATTAATTAAGAAAAGAGGTGTGCTGGGCAAAATGGTTGTCATGTACGAACCAACGCCTAAGCTGATGGAATCATTAGTAAAACAAAACCTATTAAAAAATGAGCCGTAGAGAAAAACTCATCGCATCTGTCATCGGTCCTGAATTAGATGAGACCAAGGCAAAGATGCTGGATGCCACATTAAAACTCATTCTTGGTGACATGGGTGAGCAGTATTCCAAATTCTGGGCTGCAGAGGGGCCAGGGGTCTTGTGCCTTCAGCCGGATTGCGGGCGTTCAGTGTTTTTTATGACACTTGAAGAGCTGCACTCTGCCAAGGAGTCATGCGAATCAGAAGGTAATGATGATCTTGCTGAAAGTTTCAGACGCATTCTTCAGGCAGCACAGAAGATCAATCCGGAGGAAAAAGCTGGCTACATCATTAATGATGCTCAGGGTATTCGCTATTTGGAAATAGACTATAACAAAGTTTCAGAAAAGTAATGTCTGCAGTTGGTTCATATAAACATAAAGAAGATAGTGAGCTGATAACCAACTACGATTTAGTGGCTGCTGCTCACGGCATCATGAGTGGCATTGAACTTGATGTAGCAAGCTCCAAGGTTGCAAATGAATATGTAGAAGCAGAATCTTTTTACACACCATCTGATGATGCATTGAATGAAACTGAGTGGTTTGGAAATGTTTATCTATTTCCACCAGCTGGTACCTACTATTGGAATGAAAGGCAGGAAAAGTGGAGGATGACCCGTGGCACTTCTCCAACCTTGACTTCATCTCATGATGTTTGGTTTAGAAGATTGTACAGAGAGTGGTACAAGCAAAACATTAGGCAGGCGGTATTTTTTAGCAACTGTCCTGACATGGTTCGTTACGACCAAAGGATATTTAACTTTCCCATTTGTTTCTTAAAGACCGCACCAATTCTCATGCGTAACAGCAGTAACGGTGTCAAGCCACACAAAACGTGCACTTCCATAGTTGTCTATCTGCCACCAATTGACAATTCGACACAAAAAATTCAAGATTTCATCCACCTTTACGAAGAAAAAGGTCGCATTGTCTGCTAAATTCAATATACTGATTTGAAGCAAATGAGTCTGCTCGCTGACTGGGAAATCAAAGAATTGGCGTTGAACCATGGGATGATTCAACCTTTTGTAGATAAAGTTGTAAGGAAAGAAGGAGATAAAAAAGTCTTAAGTTATGGTCTTGGTTCCTATGGTTACGACATTCGCCTGTCGCCTAAACAATGTTTGATCTTTGGTCGCACTCAATCAGGTGATTGCGATCCCAAGGATTTTAATTCTGACATTCTTGTTCCTTCTGAATTACTTGAAGACGAGAAGGGTAAATACTTTATCTTGCCACCTTATGGATATTGCCTTGGTGTAGCAGAAGAGTATCTTGACCTTCCTGGAGACGTGACTGTAGTTGCAGTTGGTAAATCAACTTATGCAAGGTCTGGGATTCTGGTCAATATCACGCCTGCAGAAAGCAAGTGGCGAGGACACTTGACACTTGAAATCAGTAATTGTACTGGGTTATTTAACCGAATTTATGCTGATGAAGGTATTTGTCAGTTGCTTTTTTATCGTGGCAAACCCTGCGAAACCAGTTATGAAGATCGTAAGGGCAAGTATCAATCCCAACCCCACGAAGTTGTGTTTTCTAAAGTTTAATTAAACGAAAGATCTACCAAAACTCGGTTGTGGTTTCCTGGCGTAACTCGTGCCACCTGCGCCAGGATCACCATAGTTTGCGCTACGTTGACTGGGTAATTCCATACCAGCAATTGATGCTTTGCCGATAGGTGTGCGACCTCTGATTGTTGGTTCGTCAATACTTGCTCTTTGTTTATATGCACCAGCAGCCTTGGCTGATTTCATAAAACGTGCAACACGATCTTGTTTGCGGTTTACTGATTGAGCAGAAACTCTATCTTCTTCATCAATACGACGAAGATCAGTGTCATACGCTTGTTCTGGATTGAGATCAGTAAGTTCGGCCCCTGAAGTTCCAGGGAGCCGCCGATCATCTTCCGTGGGGCTGAATAAGTTGGCCATAGTATTATTGTAAGAGAACTAAATCAAGTATTCACATAAAAGTTATGGATGTCGCTGGATTTTTAGATGGTTTTGTTCAAGACCAAGTCAAGCGTCGTTGCCTGACTGAAGAGGATTTTGGTCAACCGATTGCAAATGAAAATAATGATGTGCCATTATATGATCAGTACAACACGGGTCTGACGGCATGCGAGGAGGGAATGGACAGGAATCCTCTGAACTTAGAGGGCAATCGAGTCGGCCTTACCGGTTACATTCCTTCGATGGAGCAGGGGATGATGATGGGTGCAGCACCACGTCCCAAAACCCTTGTGATGGAGCTGGAGGAGCCGGACGAGGAGATGAAGGAGGAATCACGCAAGAGACGTGGTTTGAGCCAGTAGATACCGACGCAACTACTGATTGTCCTGGTGGAGTTTGCCCGGTTCCCTGGGCAGTGAAAGAGAATAAACCCGAGCTATTCGATAACGTTGCAAGACCTAAGCATTACAACAACGGCGAAGGAATTGAATGCATCGAAGGTATTGAAGCGCAGCTAACGCCAGAAGGATATAAAGGATTCCTGCAAGGCAACTGCGCCAAGTACTTGTGGAGATGGCGTGATAAAGGGGGTATTGAAGATCTACGTAAGTGTAAGTGGTATCTTGATCGCCTAATTTCATCTGTTGATGAAGGTGATTAAAAGGGTTGGAGTTCCCCTCCTTCTTCTTCATCGTCATCATCGTCGTCTTCAAATGCAAAGCTAGATGCGAGTTCCATGAGTTCAATCTCTGTTGGTATATCAAAATCTAGCTCAATATTTTCATCTGCCATCAGAGACTTGATTGCATACCACTCCATTAGTCTTTGGTGGTACAGGTTAAGGAGTGCGGAGTATAGCTGCTCCCAGGTCATTTCTTGGGCTGCAAGCTCAGCCTTACGCATAGAAAATTGAAGCTCCAGTGGGAGTTCGAATTCCCTAGGCTCTACTGAACGCTCCATGTTTTCCTGCATTGTCTCTACCTAACTATTCTAATCCTACACGTTAAACAGACTGTCGAATTCGTCGCTGGGGTAATCAATCCAATCCACGAAATCAATTTTAAAGTTATTCGCAAATTCTGCTAAGATGTACGGATTTATATTTTCCTCAAGTTTACGTATGGCCCTGACTTGGTTCGGGGCTGCAGAGTAGTTTCTGAATGCAGAGAGGAGAACTTCTGTGGAACACCAGGGGTTGGCGTTGACTTCCTGGAGGAATAGTTCAACCTCTTTCTGCCTACGTTCCATGAGACCGCCGATGACGTTATGGTCGGCATCAAAGACCCAACGATTGATTTCAGCGGTGACGCTATAGAGATTGTTGTTTTCTATTGCATCGATAATGTTGCTGTATAGGAATGGTTCCCAGCCAACGGAATGAATAAAAGAAATCAACGCTTGACGCATTGAATCATCAATCGGGATATTAAGATTTGTTAATTGATTATTGATTACCTTCACCTCACCCAGTAGGTATTCCAATGCCTTTGATTTGCTGCAGCATTGGCCTTGTTTTACCGGTGAGCCATCTGGGTAAAACTGTGTGCCATAACCAATGGTATAAGGTTCTGCCCCGGTATTTGGATCTGGGTACGCCCGTTCATTAAAACCCTCATAGGTTTTGATAATATCAAGTGCCTGGTTAAAAACGGGCATTTATTTAGACACAGTTGTTTGTATTGTATCTAAAATTATAAATATTATCTACCACTTCACGCGGTGGCTTGACACTGCCTTTTTTTCTTCTGTTATTACACTGCTCTTTGTGAGTTGACCAGCGTACGTTCCCTGGTTCGTAATGACCCAAGTTATCGATACGGTCTAAAGTTTTACCTTCAGGCCGTGCTCCAATTTCTTTAAAAAATTGCTCAAAAGAGTTGAATTTAAATTCAACGTTTGTATAGTAACCGCCATGCCCAGTTCGGCACCGTTGCATGGCTCTGTAATAACTTTTCCAGGCTCCTACCTTAGCTGGATCATGCTTGGCAGAACGGTTTTTTATTTTTAACTTTCTACCCTGGAAAGCGCAAGAACGACACTCCCATTCCTTTCCTTTCCTGTTGTATTGATCAATTCGTATCTTACCTTCTTTATTACAAGAAACACAGTTTACGTTAACATAGTTCCAACGTTCTGAAGGCATCGGAGAAAAGCATCTCCCATTATCATACCACTTAATATCATCCACTTCACGCGGTGGCTCCAGTACCTTGCGGACATTTTACTGGGGTTAGGGTCTTGTGCATTGTGACGCGCATAATAGGATTTTTTTCTTGCTTTATC